CCAGCATATGGTTGCTCACTAATATATCTATCAGCTCCAATTTGTTTATCACCAAGTTGAGAAATCCATACATTATAGTTATTGCTATCAGATAATAATACTATACAATATTCAGTATTGTCTTTATCGTAGACAGGCGACTCAAATGTAAATGTAGTAGCAGTATCATCTTTAGAATATTGTTTTCCATCTGGAGCAATAACCTTAATATTAGATAAATTAACCTTTTTAGGAGTTAATACTGTACGACTAAATGGCAATATTAATTTACCTGGATACCCATTTACAACCTCTCTAATTTCTAATCTAACTGGGACATTAGCATCTTTCGAAGCAAAGTATATATCAACTTTTGTTAAAAATGCTCCACCAGCCTGTTTTACTAAAAATGTCTGAGCCAATGGGTCCATCCACGCTGTTATTGTATTTGTATTTTGACTAACTACAGTTTTGCCATCAACTACTTGTACTTGGTTTACTTGTGCGTTTCTAACAGATTCTATGGTTTTTTGTCTTATATTTATAGCTCCTGCTGATTCAAAGTAATTAGTAGCAATTGATGAATATGTTAATATATTAGTAGGCTCAGTTGTCAATGTAAATTGACGAGAACCAGTTCTAAATTTTACTTTATTATTATTAGGTATATTAAATAATGCAACTATATCACCATTAAAATTTGAAACCAAATTTCCACCAATTACTCCAGCACTTACTGATGATATTTTACCACGAGATAGTGATATTGATCCAGTAACTACTTCATTTACTATAAATGGGCCGTTCTTAACATTAACAACATAAATATATGTAACTCCAGTTGATGAATCTTCTTGTAGGGCAATAACTCCAGTTGCTCCTGATATTGTACCAGTTATAACATCTCCTTTATTTAATGCGTTATCGGCTATTGTACCAATTAACCTAGCGGTTTCTGTAGCAGAACCACCAGATGGTGTATCAATTGTACGATCAAAATCAAAAACAAATCCACTAACTGGAGTAATGGTTAATTTAGTTGCTGGAGTAACATAATTAGTTACTGATACATCATCAAAAAATGGATAAAATCTAGTGTTTGGCTTTAATCCTCTAGCGACACATAATACATTTTTACTACGCATATATGGAATAGTTGTAGTTGATATTATTTTATCATCAATTTGTGTATTAGTATAAGTTGCCGTTACAGAAGTATTAATACCAGTTCTAGCATACGTTTTAGTAGTTATCGTGGTAACATCCATAGTATCATTAGCATCCCATGTGCCATTATCAACATTCATCATATAATCGTCTTGTCCGTCTACATGTTGTTCGTGATATTGACCAAACTCATCAAAATAACCATGTCTAGTTACTAATTTAGGTTGACTAGTTTTTATGGTTACACCAGTCCATATATTATTCCAACTTCCCCAAACAGTACCAAGTACACCAGTCGCCTTTAATGTAGCGATAGTGGATGAGTAGTTACCTTCAACTTTATTTATAATATCTGGTTTATATTTAGTATCAAACCAAATATCACTAGATGGGGTGAATGAAATATTTCCAATAAATGTAAACATTGCAAATGGATTTATGTTTTTAACTCTTGAGCCAAATGGTTGAGATATCATAGTTAAATGACTATATGGTAAAGTTATAGCAGAACCAGTTATACTATAACCATCAACAGTACGCTGTGCAGTATTTACATTCTCTTCTATTAACTCAATATTTCTTACATTATGTTGTGGTCGTAACACTTGATTATCTGGATCAATAGAGCATAAATAATCATTTGAGTTTGTAGCTCCTATACCATGATCAGAAAAACTATCAACAATAAATCCATTTTTATATCGTTCTAATCTATTCTCATCAAGAATAGACATTGATTTTGTTTCTTGCTCTAACATTGATAGTGATGTATAATATTCTACATTTGTTATGCGCTGGTCTAATGCGCCTATGTCGCGCATAGTATATCGTTTATTGTCAACTACATCTAATGAAATATTATTTGATGTGGTGCTTATTGTGTATGGTAGCATACTTATCGTTGCTAATAACATTGCAGGTTTATTTGTATTTGGTTTTTTTGGTAGGGTGGAAGGCACACCTCTAGTTACAAAGAAATTTCCCGTAGAATCTATACTAAGTGTATCAATTCGTGCTAAATAATATGAATAATCAGCCGATACATTATATCCACGTTTTAAAATTCCAGTAACTGTACCATCAAATGCAGTACCTGTAGTATTCATTATCGGTCTAAAATCAAGCCCATCTCTAATTGCCACTGGCATTTTTTCATACGGAACAACATTTGCATAAGAATCTATACTAAAATAATCACCAACACCATGTGTAAAATATTCAAATACAGCCCTAATTGAACCGTTTGGTGGAAAATATCCAGGTTTTAAAGTTAAATTACCAACATCATAATGGGTAGGTCTTTGCCCATCGTCAAATTTATAATTTTTTGTAATGTCAACTGTAGCCAAATTTCCGGTAGTAATCGCCCCAAATGCTGGTGCCATTTTAACACTAAGCAATCTATAGCAGTCACTTCTTGCTAAACTTATAATTGCTGCTTGCACTGTAGCAGCAGTAGTTATGTCCTTTGTTTCTAGGGTTATTGCCTTTGTTCGCTCTGCTGCGGTTTTTGATATTGAGACTAAAACATTATAGGCTGTAGTATTATCTAACACAGATGCAGTTAAAACTGTGGAATCACTATTTACTGCCAATGTCGGAACTTTTATTGCTCCTGTAGCATTATTAATAAACATATAATTTGTTGAGTTTCCAACAGATTCAAAAGTTTCTCCTGGAGTTGTTAAAGTAATAGTAATTACTCCGCTTCCATTTGAAGTTAGCGTCTGATATTTTCTAGTAATTGTATAAGTAGTATCATTACTAACATCATCTGTACTTTTTACTTTTCTTATGAAACTATTTCCAAATTTAACAATATATGCCATTTTGTTTGGTTCATATATTATGGAGTTAGTGAGATAAAAAGCATCACTAGCTAAGGCCGGAGATGGGGCAGAAGACAATGTTAAATGTCTATCGTCAGTTGGTGTTGCCGCAACCCTATAAAAATTTATATTATCTGTTGTGATATAATCACCAGGAACGAGTTCACTTGAAAATCGAGTACCAACCCCAGTAACGGCGGTTGAAGATGAAGTTATAGAACCAGTTTTTAATTGATTTACGGGGTACAAATCTGCCGTAAAATCCAATGCCAATGTAGCATTGTTATAGTATATCTGACGTACATTGTGAAATGTTTTTCCAGCAACTAATTGAATATTAAATAAAAATGCTTTATATGTGCTTGCAATATCTCCATGTTTTTCAATTGATGAAATAATTGCGGTTCCAACTTTAACAGCACTATCTGAAGTTGGTAGTCCACCAGGAGTTACATTATATCTATCATATAAATCAACTTTTGCAAAATTAATTTCAGGAATTGAATATAAATTTTTCAAAACTACATAATTACCAACATTTGCTGTTGCATTTGTATTGTTTACTCTATTAAAATCTCTTGGTTTGTCTATTTTAACATAAGATACACCTAATTTTTCAATTTCATATCCACGCACATATGCCTTACCACCTTCAATAGCAACATCTAATTTTGTTTCGTCGCCATCAAGATTTACACCACGATTATATGAGGGTGTTTCTGTATATTGCCATGTTACCCCACCATCAGTAAACGTGCCAAAATCCGTTATATAAGTTGGAGCACTACTATAAGATGTACCACCAACAATACATTCATATGTATATGTGGTTCCACCAGTAGTATATTCAATAACATCGCCAATAATATAGGGTGTACTATTTAATCTGGTGTCTCTATCATTAGTCCTATCTTCCCTCATTTGTAATTTAAATGGTTTTACGGTATAATCGCCAGATTCATCATATGTTCTTCTTGCTAATGTATCTTCAATAATAGCATAATCAGTACTAACAACTTTAAGTTCAGCAACTCCAAGATTAAGTCTTAATAATTCTAAAAATGATGTATCAGTGGTATCTTCTAAATCAAATTTTACCAAATTTGTAGAAATCTTATAGCGATTTGCTCCTGGTGCAGCATAATTATAAGACCCGATTGAATTATCATATAAAGTTTCATCATCATCAGCTGTTATAATTTCTTCTGTTATATTTAAACCAACTCTATAAGATGGGGTTATTCCATATTTATCAAGAATAATAGTTTCTTTAATTGTAGTTACAAAATATCCCCGAATAAAATAAATGCCATTTTGAATGGTTGCAATTGACCCAAAAGTATTGCATGAGGTAGGGATAGCAGTACAACTTAAAGGAGCATCGGCATCATTTGTAATGGTTTCATTTTCTATGAATTTTACTGAACTTGACCCAGATTGAATGTATTTTATATATAAGGTATTATAATCACCATTTACTTCAGCTTCCGCATGTACAACCAGAGCTTTTGCACCAGATGTATCGCCAGTTATAATAGTATCAACAAAATCATTAAGAAACAAAGAAACTTTTTCTGAATATGCGTTTGTAGTTTGTAATTTAATACAATCAACTTTATTTTGACTAGAAATATAGCCAGGTATTACCATTGCGCCTTCTTTGAAGAGATGGTTACTAAGTGCTTCAGTTTGACCTTGTAAAATGCTTTGTAGAGTATTCAATTCCCTAGTTTGAACAGCAACACCAGGGCGAAATAAAACTTTCTTGAAGTTTTCTTCTGCATTATATGTATCAAAATATGGTGAGGTTGGGAACTGATTACTCATGATGATATCCTTTTTGTTAATTGTTTTAGTTGCTATACTACTATTTATATAAAATTTTACAACCCTATAAGAGTTCTCAGTGTAATTATTTGGCTTGCAGTTTTGTAATAACCATTAGAAACGTTATTTATATCAACCACCATACCACCATTTGATGCCATAGTTGGCAAATCTACATTAGTAATCGTAAAGCTAATACTGTTTCTAGTATTTATAATAGTATTACCAACTAATGGCACATATTTATCCAAAGGTTGTAATAACATTTTTGTAGAAAGTATATCTACAATTTTATATAAATGATCAACTGCACTTACATTAACTTTTACAGTATCATTTAATACGTAGTTTGATAATGAAAATGTTCCAAACACAGATATACATGGAGAAACTACACTGGATGCACATTTTTTTGTAGAATTATACTGTGCGGCATCTACTAATATGCCATATTGATAATAGGTATTAGTGAACCCATAATCGCTATATATGTCTGAATTTGATATTTTAGTATATATCATTAAATTACTTGCAAATAGTTCTCTTAGAGCGTTTTTACCATGACCGCCAATTGGTGGTAAAATCGCTCTAGCAGTAGCATTTGACCCATTACCAGTTATTGTTACTACAGCATTACTATAATCGGCTCCCCTGTTTGTAACTAATATTTTTGTAATTATACCATTAACTATTGTTGCAGAAGCAGTTGCTCCAATACCACTACCAGTTATAGTAACTACAGCCGAAGTATATCCACCTCCTCCATGCGTTACCACAATTGCATCAATTGCTCCACTAACAGATAATGCTTCCGTATTATATTGGGAAGTGTCTGCTTGTCCAATTATATTAGTAGTATTCATTACAGCGGTT